TTTTGGTTGTCGGCGATCGCAAGTATCAGGCTGAGTTGAATCAAGTTTCTATACCCACCGAAGGAGTACCGTTCTAATGGGATACTTTGCTAATTTAGAGATTGATGTCATCGAGATGTTTCGTGAAGATGGCATGAAGGAAACTGAAATTGCTGCTTCTCTTGGAATTCCAGTGGTTGTTGTTCATGAAGTTATCGCTCGATGGGAGGCGGAAGATTATGACCGTGACCCCGACATGGTGAGTTACGATGATCTTGCATTTGATCCGTGCGATAGCAGTTACAACTCGGAGCAATGATAATGGAAGATATGTCTAAGATCGTTGAGCATGCACGCGCATTAGAAGCAATGGGGTGTTGTGTTGTTATCTTCACTCAAGAAGAGTTGCGCGGCGCCAATCCTCATCATGTTGCATCTCGTTTGATTGAATTGGGCTGGGAAGTGATTGATGATATTGCTGAAGATATTGAGACTGAACGATTGGCGGGACCTTCTGAAGAAGAATGGAATTGGAGTATTAAGTGATTGATTCGTATTGGTTCCATGTTTTTTTCTATCTTTGCGGATTGATTTCAGGTATACTAATCTCTATTCCAGTCAAACGAAAGGGTTAATATTATCATGACTGATGTATACCGCCATTCTGTTCTTGCATCAAAAGCAAGAGTTCCCTTTGACCCTAGCAATAAAAAGCATATGCTTGACTTCGCGAAGTTTGTAAAGTATAATACTTGGAGAGATGGATGTTCTTATTTCTTGGAAGATCCCTTTACTGATATTCCGACGATGATTCGTTGCAAAATTGCTGATTACACTCTATCTAAACTTGTGGAGAAAGTCTAATGGATATTCCTGCACTGATTGTTGGTCTGTTTCTTATAATGTGGTCTGCTTCCATCGTTTATGTGCAGTATCAGATTCACTGCATGATGGGAACATTGCGTGAAGCGTCTAAGGTTTGCGAGGATGCAGTGAATTCTCTGCGCAATGGTGGTGTATGAGTGATGGTGACTTTGAGGCTATGCCTCGTGGTACAACTTTAGAATTGATGTTCCTGCGACAACTAGCCAAGGATATCGTTGAATGTTATCCCAAGCATGGCACACACTTTACCATTGAGGAAGTGAAGCGTCTTGCGGCAAGGGTTGAGGGATTCTATAATGCTCATGTAGAGAAGTATCCTGTATGATGATTTATTGCGCTGCTCGATTCAAACCGAAGAAGAAGCGTAAGTTGACTGGCGTGATTGCGAAGAAGTATAACAAGTCTTCGACGATTCTTGGTTATGAGAAATTGCCGAGTCTCTCTTATGGTCCGCGAGTTGGTGCTGGTGATGCTCGCAACATTCAGTCGCTGAAGTCTGATAAGATCTTCACTGAGAAGAAAGAAAGCCTGATGTACACTGGCACTCTAGTCAAGGGTATCGCTACAATGCATAAGAGCAACGCAGTTCCAGTGATTGACGAGGAGCAGATGAAAGACATTTCCCGTATGAGGAGAGGTTGACAATGAAAGTTTCAATCGGTAAATACCCAAAGAAAGACGGTAAACAGAAAGTCTCTGTTCGCATTGACCCATGGGACACATGGAGCATGGACGGAACTCTTGCACTTATCATCCACCCAATGCTCAAGCAGTTGAAGAAAACACAGCATGGCGCGCCGTACACTGATGATGAAGATGTCCCCGAGCATCTTCGTTCGACTGCTGCCAAGCCAAAGAAAAATGATTGGGATACGGATGAGTTTCACTTTAAGCGTTGGGATTGGATTATTGGTGAGATGATTTGGGCATTTGGCGAAGAAGTCAAAGACAAAAAACCCGATTTCTGGATTGAGAAGCCCAAGTGGAACAAAGAAGGAATAGTAAAGAGTGGCAAACAAGACGATGAGAAGAGGGATAAATACTTCGGAAGGAAGAAGAACGCATTCCGCCTCTTTGGAAAATATTATGAAAATCTTTGGGATTAAAAATGATAAACAATCTGGACTACTGTTCTTTACAAGAACAGTTTAAAAGATCCGAACCATTCCATCATGTAGTTATTGACAATTTTTTCGATGATAAGACTGCCGCTGAGATAGCGAGCAGTTTTCCAGCACACAATGATTCTGTGTGGACTGTGTCTTATGACAATGCTGTAGAAAAGAAGAAAGCCTGTTCGCACTGGGATAAATTTCCTGCACCGATTTACTCATCATTATTCTTTCTTTGTAGTCATAAGTTTGCTGGTTTTCTAAGTCACATCACACAAAACTCAAACATCATTCCAGACTACGGTCTTCATGGCGGTGGAATGCATTCTCATAGCCGAGATGGCAAACTAAACATCCATAAAGATTATTCGCTACATCCTAAACTGCCATTGATGCGAAACTATAATCTTATCATGTACATGACGCCAGACTGGAATCCTGAGTGGGGTGGTGGTCTAGAATTTTGGAGTCATGATGAAGAAACGCAGCAACCTAAAGAATGCATCACTAAAATTGAGAATAAGTTTAATCGCGCTGTGTTATTCGACACCACGCAAAACTCTTGGCATGGTTTACCCGAAGAATTAACATGCCCAGAAAACATAGCGCGAAGAAGTCTGGCTACATACTATTTGAATCCCATAAATAGTAAAGCGGAATCAAGAAAGCGTGCATTATATGCTCCCTATGGGGATCAAAAAAACGATCCAAGTGTTCTACAATTTTGTAAAGAGAGAAGTTTATGAAAGTATCTGTTATTACCGCAACAACTGGCGGCGTCAGACTTGCTGATTGCATTGAATCTGTACGCAATCAAACCTATAAAAACATTGAACATTATGTTATTGTTGATGGTTCTGATAGATGGGAACAAACCTCTGAAATTCTCAATGCGATGGAATTTCCTAATGGCAATAATGAGTTCGTCATTGTTCTGCCGCACGCAACTGGGCTAAATCGATTTAACGGTCATCGCATCTATGGCGGCTTTAGTTTCCTGACCAACGGTGACTATATTGCATGGCTAGATGATGATAATGAGTTTACGCCAAATCATATCGAAAGCCTTGTTAAGATTACACAAGAAAAACAATTAGACTGGGCATATTCGCTGCGCCAGATTGTTGATAGCAAGGGCGAGTTTATCTGTAACGACGATTGTGAAAACTTGGGTAAATACAAGTCCGTTCTCGACGACCACTTTGTCGATGTGAGTTGTTTCTTTGTTCGTCGTGAACTTGCGGTGAACATTGCTCCGATCTGGCATCGTCAGGCGCGACCACCCAATGGCATGATGGAAGTTGATCGCGCATTGACTGCTGTTCTGATGCATGAACAGAATAAGTTAAAGTTTGACTCCAACAACGATTATACGGTAAAATATAGAGTAGGAAGCACAGGAATATCTGTGCAAGCTGACTTCTTTATCAACGGCAATAAGAAGATGCTCGAGAAATATAATGGGGAGTTTCCGTGGAAAAAATAAATAGTTATGATGTATTCGATACACTTATTGCTCGTAGGTTTGTTAATAATGATGCGATCCTTTCAGCAATGGAACATCGAATTAATATTTCAAACTTTGCTTTTAATAGAAAACAATCTGATGATGGAACAAAATCTTTATATGAGATATATCGCGATCTAGCAAATAAAGGTATTATTCCCTCTGATAAGATCATGGAATATTATAAACTTGAAGTCTCATTAGAAAAACATCAAATATTTGGTATTAAAGAAAACATCGATAAGGTTCAAGATGGCGATCTTTTGATTTCAGATATGTATTTTTCTGGTGCTGATATTCTTGAACTTGTTAGATTTGCTGGTTGTGATAAGCAAATAACAATTTATCAATCAAATTCTGATAAGAGAACTGGTGTATTGTGGGACAAACTAAAAAATACTAATCTAATCAATACCCATCTTGGCGATAATACAGTTTCAGATGTTGAAAACCCTAAACTAAGAAACATTAAAGCAGAGCATTATCCTAATGCTGTTCAATTTACTGGTGTGGAGAATTATCTTTACTCTAAAGGTATGGCTATGCTCGGTAGTCTTGTTAGAGAAATTAGATTAAAGTACAATCAGCAAAACATAAAACTTTTTGAACTTTCTAACCAATTAAATCTGCCTTGGTTGTTGATTTGTTGTGAGTTGTTATATCGTAAGCATAAAGATAAAAATCTTGTGTTTTTGGGAAGAGACTGCCAACTTCTGTATAAAGTATATAATTCGTTCTACGAAAATGCATATTATGTGCCCTTCTCTAGAAAAATTGCATACACGCAACCAAATGAATCAGTTGGGTATTTGAAAGCACATCTGCCGCCTGACTATGTTCTTGTTGATATTTCAAGCACTGGTGCAACATGGGAAAAGATATGTTCTATCTACCCATTTGAAGTTGAGATATTGATTTATTCGGATATGTTTAAATACACTAAAGAAAAACCGAATTTACCTAAAACCCTTTCTTACATGTTTAAGAATAGTGAGATGGGGCAAACAAACGAAATGGTAGAAGTATTAAATTGTGGTGATCATGGTGTCATCGAAAGTATCCGAGAACATGGTGGAGTATACACCGCTACATTCGGTGATAATGAGATGAATGCAAAAGATGTTAGGGATATCCAAGCACCTATTGAACTTGCAGTTGAAGTCTCTGCGGAATATCGAAATCTTAAGAAGGAATTGTCGGATGTTTCTGACGCAGAATTAAAACTGTTATTTCAGCAGATGATTCTTCACTTGTGTGAAAACTTACCACAATTAAATCTAAATGAATTCTATCTTAATCAAGAAAAATATATGAGTGAGGTTAAAAATGCACAGAATCATTAATCCATTTGTCTATGACTATGTCAGAGACAATAAAATGCCTAACCCAACTATCCCAGCATGGTTAGATGAAACATACAGCCAAAATTATGAAGATGTTGTTATTTGCCAGATGATTAATGCATATATCCGCCGCAATAATCTACACAGCGCATCTTTTGCATATCTAGAAATTGGTGGCAACCATCCAGTTTGCACTAGCGCATCTTTCCTACTCCAAAAGGTCTACGGCATGAATGGTATAATTGTAGAACCTGATCCTAAATTAGCCGCAACTCTACGCCAACACAGACCAAATGATTATATTATTGAGGCTGCAGTAGTAGATTCAGACGAAAAAGAACTTGAATTTTTTGTTAGCAGTCAAAATGAATTATCGACATTAAGTCAAAATTTTGTTGAAAAAAATCATCTTAATGTTCAGTCTATTAAAGTCAAAACTATTAGAGTGAATGACTTATTGAAAAATTTTAGTAACGTCGATTCATTAATTATGAGTATTGATGTTGAAGGGCTAGACCTTCGAGTTTTGAAGGACATAGAATTCAATTTGTATCGTCCACACATTATTACAATTGAACCCAGCGAGCACATTGTTCCTGGTACAACGAGTGAGATTATTTCCTTCCTTAAAGAAAAAGAATATAGACTTGTTGCTCAAAATTATGTAAATCTTATTTTTGAAGATTTAAGGAAACCATAATTAGTGAATTTTCGAAGCACACCAGAGTAAATACTATGAAAGCCTGTATCGCATCATATTTTATGCCGAACATTAATCCTAAAACTGTGGAATTACAAAGAGCAGTTGTTAAGAAGTTTAATCCTTTAAACCTTCAGCATATAGCCATTAAGGGGGAAATCCCGCATGGTTTGTTTATGGATTATATTTGGTCATTAAATGGTCAATCAGTTTCTACCTTTAAAGATGAAAATGTTTCAAAACAATTAGACTTTGATGTCGTGTTGTTTCTAGACATTGATTGTTTGCCTGTTCACCCAAATGCAATAGAAACATATATTTCGGCGGCATCAAATGGTGCGTTAATTGGTAATGCGCAGCGTTCAGGGCATATTGAAAACAACAATCATTTGTTTGCTGCACCTTCAGCGTTAGCGTTAAGCGCAGCAAATTTTGATAAGATGGGTCGACCATCAGCAATGGAAACTAGTCGCGGTGATGTTGCCGAAGAGTATACCTATGCTGCTGAGGCTAATAATATTGCAGTTGACTTTGTCATGCCATTAAGGTATGATAGGAATGTGTATCGATATGACTGGGAAACTGACCGTAGACCTTATTGGACTCTAGAAAATGGCAATCCAAATTATGGTCTTGGTACAACATACGGTAAAGAAAACGATCTATTCTGGCATAACTTCCAAATCAGAGTAGAAGGTCAGCAAGAACAATTTTGGAAAAAATGTGAGGAATTATTAAATGGCTAATCGTAGTGACTTTTATAACGCTAAACTTCCACGACAATACAAGAGAATTCTTGCAATGTCTGAAGCATATGGTTGGGTTAAAGACTCACATGAGCGTGGTGATTTTAAACGATCGATGATTGCTGCTCATGCAAACCATGTTGCTTTCAAGATCAAGCGTCAGTCTATGGATAATGCTAACAGCAGTGAAGAATAATGCATTCTTTATCAGAACTCCGCGACTTGCTAGTATCTAAACAGATACAGATACTAGATTATAATGGTTGGCAACTTAGAGTCGGTGATGACACGTGGGTTATGATACACGATGTTCTTTATTTAAATGGTGAAAAACAAAACCATAAGCAAAAAGGTTTATTTGACAAATACAAGAAGGTGAATACAAATGACAATCAAAGCACTCAAGCTCGTAAATGGCGAGGAATTAATTGTAGCAATCGAAGAGGAGAGTGACACTCACATCACTTTCACTGACCCAGTTGCTTGCGTTCTTCAGCGCGGCAAAGATGGTGCCCCAGTTCTTGGCTTTATGCCATGGATGCAAGCAAGCAATCCTCCGTTTACAATCAACAAGAATCATATTCTTGTCATCTCAGAAGTTGCGGATGAAGTGAAAAACGGGTATAATCAAATCTTCGGGGCAGGAATCGTTGTTCCCCCAAGGCAGTTAATTACAGGTTAAAGCGTGTCTAATTTTTATACCAATGTCAGCGTTTCTGGTCGATTTATTCTTCTGAGAGGCGTTGAAAATGATAAGAGGGTCAGACGGAAGGTTGAATTCCGTCCGACCTTTTTTCTTTCCAGTCAAGAGAAGTCTGAGTACAAAACTCTTGATGGTGATTATGTCAAACCAATACAGCCTGGAACAATTCCAGAGTGTCGTGAATTCTTAGAGAGGTACAAGGGTGTCGACAATTTTCCTGTTTTTGGGAATAATCGCTATGAGTATGCTTATATTGCTGATGAGTATCCTGACGATATTCTTTGGGATGTCAGTAAAATACTTATTGCCTATCTTGATATCGAAGTTGGATCCGAGAACGGATTTCCTGAACCAAGAGATGCAAACGAAGCAATCACAGCAATCAGTATCAAAGTCAAAGATAATTATTTTGTGTTTGGTTGCGGCGATTATGTCAAGCATCGTGACGACGTGCACTATGCAAAATGCCGCGATGAATCAGATCTCATACGAAGATTCCTTGACCTATGGAGCCGATGGCATCCAGATGTAGTCACTGGTTGGAATGTCGAGCAATTCGATATTCCGTATCTTGCTAATCGTATCATCAAGGTTCTTGGTGAGGATGAAGCCAAGAAACTCTCGCCGTGGAATCGTATTAGTAAACGCGAAACGACGATGATGAATCGTCCAGTAGAGTTCTATGATATTTCTGGAGTTGCTATTCTAGATTACATTCAACTTTATCGCAAGTTTACTTATTCGCAGCAAGAGTCATATCGTCTTGATAACATTGCTCATGTTGAATTGGGTGAAAAGAAGTTAGATTATTCTGAGTTCGAAACTCTACATCAACTCTACAAACACGACTACCAAAAATTCATTGAGTATAACATCAAGGATGTCGAACTTGTTGAGAAACTCGAAGACAAGATGAAGTTGATTGAACTTGCGTTGACTCTTGCGTATGATAACAAGGTCAACTATGATGATGTGTTCACGCAGGTTCGTATGTGGGACGCGATTATCTACAACTATCTTTTACGAAAGAAGATTGTGATTCCTCAACTTTCTCATAGCACAAAGAGTTCGCAATACGAAGGCGCATATGTGAAAGATCCCATTTTTGGTATGCACGAATGGGTTGCGTCGTTTGACTTGAACAGTCTGTATCCGCACTTGATCATGCAGTATAACATCTCGATGGAAACGCTCGTCGAGCCAAAATTATACAACGATAATATGCGTGGGTTTATCAGCAACTGTAATGTCAGCGTTAACTCTTTGCTAAATCAAGAAGTTGATACAAGCATCCTAAAAGATCTTGGTGTTACCGTAACGCCGAATGGTCAGCTGTTTCGCATTCAAGAACAAGGTGTGCTTCCTGAGATTATGGATAGCATGTACAAAGATCGTACACGCTATAAGAAGTTGGCAATCGAAGCCAAGAAGAAGATCGAAACTGTTCTTGAAGATAAGAATCAAGTTACTTATCTCGAGAAACAAGTTGCTCGATACAATAACCTGCAGTTGGCAAAGAAGGTTACTCTAAACTCTGCTTACGGTGCACTGGGCAATCAATACTTCCGCTTCTTTGATACTCGTATCGCCGA